GATGGAGACATTGATATATGGGCATTTAGTGCAGGATCTAAAATAAACCTAACAGGTACTGGAGGAATTGATTCGTTAAGCGTTCATAACTTTCAATTCGACAATGGAATAACATTAGCTGGAATAGCAGGAGTAGCTGGAGAGGTAATAGCCTCGGCAGGACCAGGTGCGCCATTGGCATGGAGTACTGTCTCAAGTTTATTGCATCTAACCACTTCTAATGTGTTTACAGGAGACGCTACTAACACTCCTACAGCAACTGATCTTATAAAGCTAGATTTAGCACCAGCAGCCACCTTTCCAGATATCACTATAGGCAAGACTGGTCCTATAACACTTACACATACACTTGGACTCTATTACGCTGCTGTAACTCATCCTCTTGGCGATCTGAATTTATCTTATGGCTTTGACGCATTAGTTCAAAGCCCACTAACAGGGACTTTAAATACAGCACTTGGAATAGGGGCACTACAAGAGGTCGTAGCAGGTAGCTATAACACAGGTGTAGGGCATAGTGCAGGCGCAGGTACACAAGATACAGCGCACAACACAGCACTAGGATTCAACGCATTAAAAGGAGTTGCTCCAAACACAGTTGGCAACTATAATGTAGCGATAGGAAGTAAGTCTATGGAGTTTATGAACTCTAATGTGGCTGACTCTAATACTGCTGTAGGTACGCTCTCTTTAGGCGCGCTTTCAACAGGAAAAGGAAATGTTGCTATAGGTTATGACGCAGGGTTTGGTATAACAACAGGAACAGCAAATATTGCTATAGGAAGGGACAGTATGCTAACTGCATCAGTAAACGCAAGCGAAAATGTGGTTATAGGCGATACTACCGGACAGAATATAACTTCAGACGAAAATGCCATTATTGGTGCATCAGCTGGCAACACTCTTGTTAATGGACAGAAGAATGTCCTCGTAGGTCACTCAGCAGATGTAAGTGCTAATGCTGATTCTGATGCAGTAGCAATAGGGGCTAATTCAACAGCTGGGGGTGCATCAATAGCTATAGGATCGTTGTCTAATGCTGCGCAAGATGGCATAGCCCTAGGAGGAAGAGCCACAGCTACAGCACCTCATTCAATTGCATTAGGAAATTTATCTGCAGCTCCAAACCTACAAACTATTAACATTAATGTCGTAGGTGGTGTTGCTCCTGTTCTACAGGGAGGATTAGTTACTGCTCCAATAGGCGCACCACTCCCTCCACCACCTCTTACTGGAGGAGATGTGTATGTGGTTTCAGGGGTTATGTTACCAGGATCAGCTAATCCTTGTAATGTACTTTGTATAGTATAAAATTAAATTATTATTAATCAAATCAAATTAAATCAAATGGAAAACAAGAAACTTACCGAAGAAGAATTAACCAATATCAAAGACCTGAATAAAAAACTTTATGATAGTCTATTATCTATTGGGGACATGGAAGCCTCTATTTGGGCTTTAACTGAGAAGAAGAAGATGGCTATTAGCGAACACCAAAAGACTATTTCTACTATGACTCAAATTCAATCTGAGTTAGGAAAGAAATACGAATCTACGAAAGTCGATATGTCTACTGGCGTTTTAAGCTAATGTTAATACGAAAGATTTCTATAGGCTTGGACTTCAAGTCAAATGCGATGCATTATGTGTTAAATCAACCTGTTTTAGGGGGGAAAGCTAGTATACATCTTATTCAACAACTCGCTGATGGACAAGTAAAAATTTGGATAGAAAATAGCGACAAGACCATAAAGTTATGGAAGTATTTTAATACGAATATGGCCTATACTTTAGAATATAACATAGAAAAATACTAATATGCGTTCTCCAACTTTATTTTTAATTCGCCCTAAAGGGGGGCGGAGATATGATAATATTAAGAAGTTTGGTGACATTGATTTTATAACCTCAAGTTCTCAAGAGGACCATAAGGTTTCCAATCGGTATGGCGAGGTTATTGCCACTCCTATAGGTTACAAAGGAGATATTGAGCCAGGAGATATGTTATTAGTTCACCACAATGTCTTTAAGAAATATTATGATATGAAGGGAAGAGAAAAATCTGGACCTTGTCATTTTCGTGATGATATCTTTATGGTTAACAATGATCAATTCTTTTTATATAAACATGACAATAAATGGCATACTCATTCTAGATATTGTTTTGTAAGGCCTTTAAATAATGAAAATTCCAACCTCTTCAACATGAACATCGAGAACAACAACCATTTGAGTTTGATTGGTCAAATAGTGTATTCCAATGATGAGTTAGAGGACATGGGGTTACATAAAGGGGATTTGATAACCTTTCAACCTCATTCGGAATATGAGTTTATGATAGAAGGCGAGAAACTTTATAGAATGTTTACACGTAATATATGTACAAAGATTTAGATGTAAGTAAATTAAAAGCACGTATTATTGAGGCTGGGCAAGAAGCTGTCAAGCAGCTCATTAATGTGGCTAAAGAAGAGATTATTAAGCCTGATCCCGAAGATGAATTGGCGGCTGATCGTTTAAAGAATGCAGCAGCTACTAAAAAGTTGGCTATTTTTGATGCCTTTGAGATTCTTAAAAGGATAGAGGAGGAAAAAGCTATTTTAGAAGGCACTGAAGTTTTAATGAACAACAATGCTACTCAGGGGTTTGCCGAGAGAAACTCAAAGTAGAATGGAAAATGTCCTATATGAAGTTATTGATCCTAAGATTCCCGCCGGGGCGAGACTTAAAAAAAACAAGGCTAAAACTTGGGACTATGGCTACCACCCAAAATATGATATGGTCGTCATCTCTAAAGATGGGACTTTAGGAGAAGTTTATGAGGTTAATGGGTTACGCATAGGCTTACCAAAAAATACTACCAAATTACCGAAAGGGGCTAACCGATGGGTGGCTTCGGATTACCCTAAAGAGCTACGTCGTCTAAAAACTATTTTTGATTGGAACAAGAGGGATAATGTCTATAAGAATAAATGGATTTCTTATATTGAAGAAGAATATAATAGACGAGATGATGGTCATTGGTTCATTAACAATGGAATAGAGACGTATATTACTGGCACCCACTATATGTATTTGCAGTGGACTAAAATTGATGTCGGCAAACCTGAGTTTAGGGAGTCTAATAGGATATTTTTTTTATTTTGGGAAGCGTGTGTTGCGGATACCCGTTCCTTTGGAATGTGTTACCTTAAAAACCGTCGTTCAGGCTTTTCTTTTATGAGTTCAGCAGAAGCCGTTAATACGGCTACTATTACCAGGGATGCTAGGATAGGAATACTATCAAAGACCGGGGCTGATGCCAAGAAGATGTTCACCGATAAGGTAGTTCCTATTTCCAATAATTATCCTTTCTTTTTCAAACCTATTCAGGATGGTATGGATAAGCCTAAGACAGAATTAGCTTATAGAGTTCCCGCTTCTAAGATTACTAGAAAAAACATGGACCAAGTCCACGATTTAGATGTTGATGGATTAGATACTGTTATTGATTGGAAGAACACTTCGGATAACAGTTATGATGGAGAGAAACTTATAAGACTTATACATGATGAGTCGGGAAAATGGGATAGGCCCGAAAACATCCTTAACAACTGGCGTGTTACTAAAACGTGTTTGCGTTTAGGAAGCAGAGTGGTAGGAAAATGTTTAATGGGGTCAACCTCTAATGCCTTAGATAAAGGAGGGGCTAACTTTAAAAAACTCTTTGAGGACTCCAACCCTACTCAGCGTAATGCAAATGGCCAAACGAAATCAGGATTATATTGTCTCTTTATTCCTATGGAATGGAATTTTGAGGGGTATATGGATGAGTATGGGTGGCCCATACTTGAGGACCCTGATGAACCTATTCAGGGGTTAGATGGAGGATGGGTCCATCAATCAGTCATTACCTATTGGAAAAACGAAGTAGAGTCTTTAAAGTCTGATCCGGATGCTCTAAATGAATTTTATCGTCAGTTTCCTCGTTCTGAGTCCCATGCCTTTAGGGATGAAAGTAAAAGTTCTCTATTTAATCTAACGAAAATATATCAGCAGATTGATTATAACGATTCTCTTATTCAAGGGAGATTACTTACAAAAGGAAACTTTCATTGGTATAATGGCGAAAAAGATGGCAACGTAATATGGACACCTGATCCACGAGGAAGGTTTTTTGTATCGTGGCTTCCACGTTTAGAGCTTCAAAATAATTCTTTAAAAAAGAATGGACGAAATTATCCTGGCAATGAACATTTGGGGTGCTTTGGATGTGATCCTTATGATATATCGGGAACGGTAGTTGGTAAAGGCTCTAATGGTTCATTGCATGGACTCACAAAATTCAATATGGATGACGCTCCAAGTAATGAGTTCTTTTTAGAATATATTGCTAGACCTCAGACAGCAGAGATATTTTTTGAAGATGTCTTAATGGCGTGTATTTTTTATGGGATGCCTGTATTAGCTGAGAACAACAAGCCGCGGTTGTTATACCATTTTAAAAATAGAGGCTATAGAGATTATTCTGTTAATCGCCCCGACAAAACTTATAATAGACTTTCTCGCAGTGAGAAGGAACTAGGAGGCATACCTAATAGTTCTGAAGATATTAAGCAGGCTCATGCTTCAGCTATAGAATCCTATATTGAAAAACACATAGGCTTAGATACTGAAGGAGTATATCGTGATCCCACGGAGATGGGATTAATGGCTTTTACTAGAACCTTAACTGATTGGGCTAAGTTTGATATTAATAATCGGACTAAGCACGATGCAGCTATAAGCTCAGGCCTAGCGATTATGGCTAATCAGAAGCATATGTATACTCCCATTAAGAAAGAGTCAAAAATAAAAGTTAACTTTGCAAGGTATAGTAACAAGGGCTCAATGAGTAAAATAATAAATAACGACGACTATGACAGGAATTGATTTAGTGATAGCTCCCATCAGTTTTCCATCACAAACAGCTACAGATGCAGAAAAAGCAAGTGAAGATTATGGACTTAGAATAGGTCAATCTATTCAGTATGAATGGTTCCGACGAGATGGTTCTACGTGTCGTTATTACAATCAATGGTTAGAGTTTCATCGATTAAGACTTTACGCTAGAGGAGAACAACCTATTGGTAAATATAAATCTGAGATTGCTGTAGATGGAGATATGTCCTATTTAAACTTGGATTGGACTCCTGTTCCTATTATTCCAAAATTCGTAGATATAGTAGTAAATGGAATGCATGATAGACTATTTACTGTACAGGCTTATGCTGTGGATGTTTTATCTGCGCAACATCGAGCTCAATTTCAGAAGATGATTGAAACGGATATGATTTCAAAAGATTTTCTTTTAAATACAAAAAAAGAGTTTGGCATTGATGGCTTCAATGTTTCTCCTGATGAAATCCCTGAAAGCGATGAGGAATTATCATTATATATGCAATTAAAGTATAAGCCTGCTATTGAGATCGCTGAAGAACAAGCCATTAAAACTATCTTAGACGAAAATTTCTACGACGACATTAGAAAGAGAGTAGATTACGACTTAACAGTGGTTGGCATAGGGGTAGTAAAACACGAGTTCCTTCCAGGGGCAGGTATAAAAGTTGAATATGTAGATCCGGCTAATATTGTATATAGTTATACTGAGGACCCTTATTTTAGGGACTGTTTCTATTGGGGTGAAGTTAAACAGGTTCCTATAACGGAACTCTATAAGATTAAACCTGACATTACTAAAGAAGAGGTAGTTGAAATCCAACAATATGCTACCGCTTGGTATGATTATTATGGCATTACTCGACAGTATAGAGATGATATTTTTGACAAGGACGTTATAACTCTATTGTATTATAATTATAAG